TTGTCTTAATTTACCCAAATCTACGGGAGCTTGTCTTTTAGCCTCTGCTTGAATCTCTAACGCTTGAATCTTTGTTATATCTTCAAACATTTGTTGTCCCTCAACACCAAACTTTTTAAACTTCTTTTCTAGTTCCTTAACACCGACAACATTTGCGTTTAGTTTCATAGTATATTGTTTTCTATGTACGTTAACACGCAATCATCAGCCTCAAACGTTCCGCCATCCCCTATAACTCTATTTTTGTAATTAATAAATATAGTATTAGCATCGGGATTTATAGGCTCTAATACATCAACCGATTTAGTTTTTTGTCTTGATGCAGTAAGCACAATAAAAGCCTCGTTAAAGTCTTGATTCATTGGACTCATAGTAAAAGTATATTTTACCCCTCTATACATTAAGAACTGATTAACAGAATTATATTGTATATCGTTTCTATAACGCATAGTAATATCCAACTTTTCAGAATAATCACTAACACCTACCTCAGTATCTCTACGGGTGTCTTTGTGTGTTCTAACGGCTGCCCAAGACGAAGTTATTAGTTCATTGTAGGTTGTAGACCCACCAGAACCATCTTTAACCCTTATAGCTTGCCATATCTCTATTTTTCTGTTAAGTTGTCTAGCTCTCATATTATAAAGCGTCTATTAATGTTTATATACTCTCTTGACATTTCACTAAGGTAATCAGAAACGGTCATACCTTTAACCTCTTGTTTCTTTTTAGCTTGGTTATAATAGTACTCAATTATTTCATAAGCCACGTTGATAAGTTCAAAATCTACATTATCAGCGAAACGTTCCCCAATATTTAAAGTAAATTCATTTTCCACGTCTGAACTATTGGCGCATACCGTATAATACAAACCCTTATTTGTAAATTCGTAATCAGTTAAAGTAGATAAGTCTGTGTTAATTGGGCTGTCATATATTCTAGTGTAGCCATTAATTAAAACATATTCTTTTTCTCTTGCTGAAACTATTTGATTTGTTCTCTTCTCGATCCAACTAAATGCAGCGTTTATAGTTCTAGTTATAAATTGGTCGTCCTCTGTTAAAGTATCGTCTACCCTTAAATAGGTTTTAGCGTCGCTTAGTGATATTATATCCGTATATGCCATCTATTTATATTAAAAAAGCCTGCCTAATTAAAGACAGGCTAGTTATTATTATTTAGAGTCTTTTTTACTTTTCTTAACTCTCTTAGCTACCTTGTGTTTGTTTATTAACGTAGATGCTATCATCGAGTCTATAAACATCTTATCACCTTTTTCCTTGTTAGCAAAAGATTTAGTAAATTCTATCTCTATCATATTAGCTCGCTAAAGTTACCAATGCAGCAGCAATACCGTCAACTTTTCTCCATCCTGGAGCGTCAGCACCTCTTATTAAGAATAACAATCTACGTCTAGCTTTCAATGTAGTCATGTCAGATGTAAACTGTGCGTTAATCTCACCTTGTGACAATACTACTCCTGGCTTTTCGTAAATACGTCCAAATCTATTATCTCCTAAAGCCATTGTATCAGCAGTGATAACATTAGATTCAATAACAGTTACACCATCAATAACCTCTCCGTCTCTTGATACGAATGGAGGCATTACATAGTTGTTATTAGCATCTTTCTTCAACTTATATTTGTTGATGTCTGCGATATTCATAAAAGCAATATTAGGCATATACTTAGAACCTCCTGTAGTTGTGATATCTTCTTTTACTTTTGGGAATAAATCGTAAATAGATGCGTCTTGAATACCACTAGCAGAAGCCGTGTATGTAGAAATAGAGTTCATTAACCCTTTTAGGTTGTTCCCTGTTCCTGAACCGTTTGCAATTTGATCATCTACGATTAAGTTAACGTTTGTGTTAAGGAATTGCCCTAACTCAGCAGCAAACATAGCCTCATCTTCAAAAAACTCTTCAGACACAGGTAATGTATCTCCAATTTTCTTTAATGAAATAGTTTCTGTTACCCATGCAGCAGTAGACTCTGGAAAAGAACCACCTTCTGCAACCATAGCAGCAGCTCTATTGATAGTAGCCTCATCCCAATCGTAATATCTAATAACTCCGTTGTTGTTAGACTCAGACACAGGAATCTTTACAAAAGCGTCATACATTGTAAGTTTTCTAGTAGCCAATTGACCAATAGAATCAAGCTCTCTAGCTTGTTGGTTCCCATTAATAGTAGATCTAACTGTATCAGCTTTTACAGAAATCTCTTTATTGCTGTTCTTAGTAGACATTGCTTTAAGATCTACAGAGTGTTCTTTAAGCTCCATCGCTGTAGTCTTAACAGTTTCTCCTTTTGTCTTAGCTTGTAATTTAATATCTAAAGCGTCAGCATGCTCTTGAATAGCTTTCATTTTAGACTCCATAGAGTCAGTTGCAGTATTTTACAGCTATTAGCAATAATATCTTTGTTTTTTGTTCCAAACGCTTCTAAAGCATCTTTAACTTCTTGTTTTGACTTACCTTCTAAATCAGCAGCCATTTCTTTTAATTGTGCATCTAAATCCATTATTTTAGTGTTTTTCTAAATTCGTTAATAATATTTATATTCTTTTTGCTCTTCTGTTAGCGGCTCATCATTAGAAGTGTCAGTATCTGACGGCTCTTTGTCTGAAAGTGCTTTTTAGCATTGATTCTATTTGTCTTAATCTATCGTCTGAATAATCTAAGTTATAAGATTTCTCTATCAACTCCATTATTCCGTAGTGAGATTTAATCCCCTTAATACCTTGTACAGTGCTTAATTCATTAGCACCCCAACTAGATAAAAAAGAGTATTCCATTAACTTATACTCGTTAATTATTGATTTGTTTTTACTATCTCTACCCAATACTTGATAACCAATACTTAACTCAGCATTTAAACCCGAGTCGTGCATTAGTTTAACATCTGTNAACATATCNTTNCCNANAGGCTTNTTCATATTNAACTTNGTNGTNGTNAGNANTCCATAAGANTCATTAGGGTCTATATTCAAAGGCACACCGACCATCTCTCTAGGGTTGTGATCCTTTAAAACTCTAATTCTCTTAAAGTTCTCTGATACTGTTTTATTAAAACTACCTCTTGCCGAAATATCACCATCGCTATCTTTAAAATCGTAAGCGTTAGCGTAAGCAGTAACAACTCCCTGAGAATCGTCTAGGTCTTTTAAATCGAATGATATTTGTTTAAAATCCATATTTAATTTGATATAGGTGTAATCACATTTGTAAAGATAAGTAAAATTTATTAAACGACAATATTGTATAAGTTTTATCTATATTATTGAGTGTCCTCATTATGTGGTATTATTAAACTAGATTTTTTTACACCGTTATTTATTATTTCTTGATTATCTTTAGTCGCTAAGTCTGTAGTGTCTGCTTTACTTGCTTCCCTACTTGCTGAATCTGTTGTTACATCATCGCTAGAAGCATCAAATGTAGATAGCCCACTCACATCTGCTTTAAAGTCGTTTACTCCGTTTACACTATTACCGTCTACACTTATAACATTAGCGTCTACTGTTCCGCTTGACGAACCTTGCTGCCAAGATCCCGAACCATGAACAACTGTAAGTTGAGTATCTACATCGACAGGAATATCGTCAACACTTGATTGAGTTGCTAAGTTAGAAACATCTGCTTTACTTGCTTCCCTACTTAAATTATTAGTGTTTACATCTTGCGTACTTGGGTCAAATGTACTTAAACCGCTTACATCAGCCTTAAATGCGTCCTCGTTTGTTCCTGTCGTAAATTCCGTATAAACATCAGAAGCATTAATATCATTAAGGTTTGATATGTCTGTTTGTATTTGCGTTATTCCAGAGTTATCTGGCGCAACTGTGTTAGCGTTGTCTGTTCCTCTCATGTCTGAGTTTGTAGTAGTAACATCAACTAAATTAACTTTTGCAACATCATCATTTGCAGGATCAAAGTCGTTTAAGTTTGAAATGTCTGTTTGCGTTTGGTTATGTTCGTTTACAAGTATAACTTGTCTTGCATCTGCTTCCGTCTTGGTTTCTATATTATGAACTTTAATTTCAATGTCNNCTAAACTATCCACTANTTGAGTACTGTCTGCTACATAACTTTCTNTTGGTATCATTTTCAATATTACCACTACCCGAAGCAATTACAGAAGTGTTATCTAAACTATAGAAATATCCGTTGGTGATAGCCAATGAATTAACCAAATCTTTGTTATCTAACTTTAAGTCTACAACACTCGGGTTAATGCAATACCTGTACTGAGACTTTGGTGTTATTGCCTTGTAGATACTTCTAATCCCGTCCGTTGTCATTAACTCATTCATGTACCAAGCATATATCTCTTGT